AAGCGCGACGACAAAGGTCAAGAAGTCTACTTCGTGCCGGCCGTTTCGATCGGCTTGCTGGCTTTGTGGGTGGGCTTGAGGATATAGGATCCGCAGTAATCAGGGGTTCGCAACGTGGTTGATGTTCGTACAATTCCTGAATTTACCGGTCGTGCGCCAAATCGTCCTGCGGCTCCCAAGGATTTTAGAGGCATTTCAGGGGCGCTTGGATCGATCGGTAATTCACTGGGTAAAGTTGAAGAACGCATTAATAACAGCCTGGATAAACAGGCGGCAATTGAGGGCCGGGGCGCAGGTATTGCCGCTGGTCAGGCCGATGAACTTGCGTTAATGACAGATAAGACAATTCGCGGACGCGCATTTAATCAAGCAGCTCTTTCGACATTTCAGGCCCGGTCAGAAATCAAGATCAGCGGCGAGCTCGATGCAGCCTTTAAAATTAATAAAAATGATCCAAATGCCGTTCAGGCAGCGTTTGATGATATTCGTGTTGAGAGCCTTAAGGGCTCGCCGGATCAGGCTGCGCCGGGTATTAATAATCTGATTGATAAACGTCTTTTGGTCGCGCTTGAAGCCAGCGGCCGTATTCATGAAGAAAATGTTTTATCGGCAAACCGTGCTTCAGCGGCCGATCAGTTAACGGCTCTTAGCCGCTCGATCGAGCAATCCGCATTTGTGCTTACCGGTGATGAGCGCGCTGCCAGTATGGTTATTGACGGTTTTATGGATTTTAAAGATGCTTTGATTTCATATGGTCCGCGCGGCGAATTTGAATTTGACGGTGAGACATTTCCGATCGATCCAGCTAGAACCGGCGTTTTCCGTCCCGAAGATATGCAACGGATGATGCAACAACTTAATGACGGTGTTATTGAAAACAAGGTTCTCGGCAAATTTGACCGCGCTCCTGGTGTTGCTGCAAAAATGGCTGTACGGGATAGTTTGCGGCCGGCATGGGCGGAGGGCGATCTTGATCTATCGGAAGCATCGCTTACATCACTTGAAAACCGGCTTGATGGTGATATTCGTGCGCTTAGGACGGAAAATTCTGCCGGTAATCGTGCGCTTGCTAACAAGGTCACCCGGATCAATTCTCTGGTGGAAAAAGGGTTTTCAATCCGTCCTGATGACTGGAGCGTTGTTCAGGCGGAAGTTGCTGCAAATGGCGATACTGTGCTTGCTGAAACGCTTGAAAATGCCAAGGCGCTGTCATTATGGCAAAATGAACTTGTGCAGCTTACGCCGGTGGAGCTGCAATCAGTTGTAAATGAACAACGAAATTCAATTAGTTCAGAAGAAGGAATTCGTAGCTTTGAGCAAGTACGACGTCTTGAGGTATCTGAGCGACTTCTTACTGAAATGAAAAGAGAGTTAAACCGTGATCCGATCAGTTGGGCGACACGTGTTGGTATCATCAAAAGTGAACCTTTAACCCTTGAGGGACCAGAGGCACTTGATAGTATGGAAAGACGTCATGCCCAGGGGCTTGAGGTTGCGGCGCAATATGGAATAGAGGCAAAATTTTTAACCGATGAGGAAGTATCCGGACTTTCTGTCGCGCTTCCTGAAATGACCGTTGATAATAAAATATTACTGGCAAATACGATTAGTGGCGGGTTTGGCCCTGATGCCGGCAGTGTGCTTGAACGCGTTGCTGATGATAATGGCAGCTTTGCTCATGTTGGCGGTCTTGTTCATAACGGAAGTCAGGGCAATGTTGATGTGGCGCGCCGGATCCTGCAAGGTAATCTAGCCCGCGTCGGTCAAAAGACAAATATTTTGCCGCCTAAATCAGACCTGGCCGCTGTTTTTTCCGATGTTGCCGGCACTGCGCTTGCGACATCCGTCACGCGCGAAACTGTCATTGATGCGGCCAAGGATCTTTATACGCAGGCCGGGTTGCTTATGGGGCTCACGTCGGATGAATTTGACGATGAGCTTTATGCCAAATCACTTAATGAGGCGGCGGGCGCTGTGTTCATTAATGGCACACAATACGGCGGCTTTGCCGATTATCAGGGCAATGAAATTGTTCTACCGCGTAATATGACTATTGATGAATTCGACGACCGATTATCAGATATTACAGACGATGAAATCAAAAGCGGAATTTTTGTCGATATTCCGCGCCATGTAAATGGAACTATTGCAACGGCCGATGAGATTAATGACGGCCTTTTAATTCCGGTAGGTGAAGGTGTTTATGCAGTTGCACGCAATGAAGATGGTACCGGACTTTTTGTCGGATCTATTCCCAACCAGCCATTTTTGATTGATATTAACGGGCTTAATGTTACGTCCCGATCAAATGAGGTTCCGCAGCTTGTTCGCAGTGCGCCTGTGATTTCCATCGGCGATCCTCTGCCTGTAAGGGGAGATGAGTAATGGTGTTTTTTAACCAGAAAAGAAATGTTGATTTGCTGCCTCGGGATTTTTCGCCGGCACCAGATACGGGGTTTGTTGACAATACTGTGGCAGCATGGAATGCGACCAGGCACAATGATCTTGCTGCCTCGCGGTCGGTTAATGAATATGATGCCATCCAGGGTTATATTGATGAAATTTATGAAGCAACCGGTCGGCGCTTTAATCATCCGACAGATGAGGCAGTTTCTCTTAATGTTATTGGTACAAATGCGGGTGAAAAGCTGGTTGCCGATTTTTTTGAGAAAACCACTGCCAGTGCCGACGAGACAAAGTTATTTACGGCTAAATCACAGGAAACACTTGAGAATGAAATTGCCGAGCGTGGTGCTTTGTTTGAGGCGGAACTTGAAAAAGTTTCTTCGCGGGCGACCGGCACAGGTGTCCTTGGTGCTTTCACCGGTGCGATCGGTGCCGCGTTTACGGATCCGCCGTTGTTATTTTCCTTGCCGATCGGTGCGCCTGCGGCCAGTGGTATTTTACGTACCGGTTTGATTGAAGGATTGATCGGTGCCGGCACAGAAGCAATTATACAGCCCGTAGTTCAGGGTTATCGCTCGGAGCTTGGCCTTGAAGCTGGCTTTGACCGTGCGCTTGTTAATATTGGTTTCGGCGCAGTGGGCGGCGCAGCTTTTGGATCGGGGCTTAAATCACTTGGTGTGCTTGCAGGATGGTCATCGAAAAAACTGATCAGGGCGTTTGATGATGTTGTTAAGGATCCTACGCCTGAACAGCGCGGCGCACGCGATGCAATGCAGGAAGTAGACAATCAGGAACAATCAAATCCATATAAGGGGGAGCCGACCGCACGCACAGATCACGAGAGACGCACCGTGGAGGGGATAAGGGCCGCAGAGGATGTGAGAGTACCGGAAATGCCGGAACGTGCCGCCAGCGCTCACGAGGTGCCCATCAACCTAGTAAATGGTGATGGTGGTATCAAGCGGTTTAATCCGGCTGATATTATTGTTGATGCAAAAAGATTTCAGTTCAAGTCTGAAACTGATGAATTCGGTGTGACTACGCGGTTAAAAGATGTTGAAGAATGGGACGAAATCAAGGCCGGTGTTGTGGTTCTATGGCAGGATGATGGTAAATTTTTTGTTGCTGATGGTCATCAACGTATCGGACTAGCAAAACGTCTTAAAGATCCGGACATTAAAATTAATGCTTTTGTGTTGCGTGCGGCGGACGGGGTGACGGATATTGATGCACGCGTGATAGCCGCGGCGAAAAATATTGCCGAAGGGACTGGATCAGCGGTTGAGGCGGCCAAGGTACTGAGAGCCGCGCCGGGGTTCGAGCTTAATTTACCGCCAACATCAGCTCTTGTGCGCCAGGCGCAAAATCTGTCGCGTGTCGCGGATGATGCGTTTGGCATGGTGGTTAATGAGCAGGTGCCGGAAAATTATGCAGCCCTGGTGGGTAAACTTGTTGATGATGAGGATTTACATCTTGCAATTATGGAAATACTGGCAGAGGCTTCGCCTGCCAATGTGGTACAAGCGGAAGCAATTGTGCGGCAGGCACAGGTGGCCGGCAAGTCAAAAGAAGTTCAGCAAACTTTGTTTGGCGAAGAAGAAATAACCACGAGCCTTTTTAAAGACCGGGCGCGAATTTTGGATAAAGCACTTAAAAAACTTAGCCGTGATAAACGCGTATTCAAAACCCTGGTCGATGAAGAAAACAGAATAACCGGTGTTGGTAATCGCCTTGACCGGTCGGAAAATTTAAGACAGGAGACAATTAATGGCAGAGCGGAGCAACTTATTCAACGTCTTGCGCACAGTCATGGACAAATTTCGGAGGCCCTCAACGCGGCAGCCAGGAAAGCAAAAACAGAAGGGCGCGACGGTGGGGCAATTGATGAATTTATCAGTGCCGTCCGGGCAGGATCCGGAAGAGCTGATTTCCTTCGGGGTGAACTTGGCCAACCTGGACGCGCAGGTGAAGTTACGGGCGAAATCGGGCAAGCATCTGCATTAGTTCCGGATGAAACAGTTGAATTTGCTAATCTGAAAGATTTTGATGAGCCGGATGGTATCGGTGCTACCGGGCAAGAACAGGTCGCTATGACTGAATTTGATCTTGGTGAAGATACAGACCGGATACTCCTTGGGTTTGATGTGGATGATACTGGCGAAACCGTTGCCCGTTTGCAATCGCGCGGTGATCTCAAACAAGAGTTCAAAGACGATGCGGCATTCGAGAAAACCATAGAAGGGTGTGCATCGTGAGCCAGTTTTCCAATTGTTTAAAAGTGAAAATCAAGGGAGGCATTGCTGATAAGCAGCGTGCCAAGGAGGCTCTTGATCAATTTGATATAATTGAAGCGGCTGCGCTGCAACGTATGTCACCGGAGGAGGCGGCGCGGTTTGCGGCTGATGAAGTGGTGAAACAGGTAAAGCGGGCCAATTTTGAAAAGCGACGTTATGTGGCGCTCACTGCCCAGGTCCAAAACCGGATCAAATTTGACTTGAATAATTACCGCGATGCGCGGGGCGAGAAAAATCTAGCCAAAGCGGCCGAAGCGTTATTCAGCCGGGATAATTATGCGACATATTCAGCGCTTGAGGTAAGACAGGATATTATTCGCGGTCAGGCGCATTCGGGTATGTCGGAGATCCTTGCCAATTTCCGGCGTACGCTTACCGGTGGTGTTCGTGATAAAGCCGGTCTTGAAAATATTGTTCGGGAAATATTCGGACAGAATAGTGGTGATAAAGCGGCCAACGAGCTTGCTAATTCATGGTCGGAAGTGGCGGAGGTACTGCGCCAGCGTTTTAACCGTGCCGGTGGCCGGATCCCTAAGCGTGCTGATTGGGGAATGCCGCAAACTCATGACACGCTAAAGGTTCGAAAAGTGAGTTATGAACAGTGGCGAACATTTGTCGAGCCAAAATTAAACCGGCTTAAAATGATCGATGAGCTTACGGGTCAGCCGATTACGCCGGAACGGCTTGAGACATCCCTTAGAGGTGTTTATGAGTCGATTGCAACGGACGGCGGAAACCGGTTGACGCCGAGCGGTCGTGCCAGTGGTACATCGGTCGCAGCTAGGCACCTTGATCATCGCTGGCTCGTGTTCAGAACTGCTGATGAGTGGCTTGAATATAATCAGGAATTTGGCCAGACGGATCCTTATTCAGCAATGATGGGTCACATTGATTTAATGAGCCGTGATATCGCCATGATGGAAGTGCTTGGTCCCAATCCCAATGCAACAAAAAACTGGATTGAAGACACAATTACAAAATCGGCAAAAATCAAGGATGCCAAAATCGGTGGTGACAAAGCGCTTAACCAGGCCAGCAAATCAATTCACAAGATTAATGCCATGTACCGGCTTGTAACCGGGGAAACTACATCGCCGGTTGATGGTGTTGTGGCCAATACCATGGCTGGCACGCGCCAGATCCTTGTTGCAGCGCAATTGGGTGGTGCTGCATTATCGGCGATTTCTGATATTGGCTTTGGTATGATTACCAGCCGTTTTAACGGTCTTAATACTTTCCGTACACTGGGCAGGACATTAAAATTGTTTAACCCGAAAAATATTGATGATCAGAAGCTCGCGGTTCGCCTTAGTCTGATTGCTGAAAACTGGTCCGGCCGGGCATTGGCACAAGCGAGATATACCGGCGATGTGGCATTCGGGGAAATAGGCTCGCGGCTGGCGGATGGTGTGTTGCGGGCGTCATTGCTTTCATCATGGACGCAAGCGGGCCGCCATGCTTTTGGGCTTGAATTTCTGGCGACATTGGCGGAGCAATCCGGAAAAGCACTTGATGAGCTTCCGGAGGCGTTATCGGACACTATGAAACGTTACGGGATCCGTGCCGATAAATGGAACAAGATCAGAAAATCAAAACTGCTTGATGAGCAGGGTGTTGAATTTCTGGATCCGGCGATGATACGGCAGCTTGAGGATCTGGTGCCGGGTGAGGCGGAAAATCTAGCGACCAATGTAATGGAAATGATCAGATCCGAGACTGAATTTGCGGTGCCGTCAACCAGCCTCCGCGGCCGTGTGGCGCTGCTTGGTGACAGCCGGCCGGGTACAATTGGCGGCGAGATCCTCAGATCCTTCGCCATGTATAAATCATTCTCGGCTACGCTTTATTACACCCATATCCGGCGCTTGCTTGATGAAAAAACACTTGGACGGAAGGGTTCGTATGCGGCGCAGCTTCTTATTGCAACGACTGGTTTTGGCGCGCTTGCGATGCAGGCGAAGCAGATGGCGGCCGGCAAGGATCCGCGGCCGATGAATAATAAAGAATTTATCGGGGCCGCATTACTACAGGGCGGCGGCCTTGGTATATTTGGTGATTTTTTAAAATCATCAGAAAATCGTTTTGGTGGTGGTATTTCCAGCACGATTGCGGGGCCGGTTTCAGGGCTAGGCCAGGATATATTATCGCTTACGGCGGGTAATGCGCTTGAGGCCGCGCGCGGTGAAGACTTGAATTTCGGCCGGGATAGTGTTAATTTTCTGAAAAGATATACACCGGGCGGCAGTATGTGGTATTTATCACTTGGGTTTCAGAGATTAATTGAAAGCCAGATCCAGGCGAATGTAGATCCAAAAGCACAGCGAGCGTTTCGGGCAAAGGAAAAGAAATTGAAAAAAGATTTTGATCAGCGATATTGGTGGCGGCCCGGAAAGGGGCTTCCCGATCGTGGTCCGGATCTGACGAATATAGCGGAGAATTAAAATGGCGGCCTTTATTCAGGATGTTCCGACAAGAAATCAATTTACGGCCGCGGCTGCGCAGACGATTTTTGATTATACATTTCCGATTTTTGATCAGGTAGATCTGGTTGTTGAGAAAACAAAAATTTCCGATGGTCAGACAATTATCCTAGTTCTCACTACTGATTACACGGTTACTGGTGTTGGTGCGCAGGCTGGTGGAACAATCGTTCTTACGAGTTCTGCGGCAGCCGGTGATATTATAACAATCACACGTCAGGTTGAATTAAAGAGAATTACGGATTTCAGTCAGGAAGCAGCATTCAATTCAGCAAATGTAAATCTTGAACTTAATAGAATTGTTCAAATGGAGCAAGATCGTGACCGCGATATTGCTCAGGCATTACGTATTCCTGATGCAGATGTTAATTCGCCTGCAAATGATATTGATGATGAAACAATACGTGCTGATAAGGTTCTTGCATTTGATCCTATCACATCACAACCAAAAGCTGGCGTCAGTAATAGTGTACTGCAATCTTTAATTACAACAGGTCTTACACTATTAACCCCTGATCCGATTGCGGTTGTGTCCGATTTCCCAGCGGCGCGCCTGATTGATGGTAATCTGCTGGTTGGCGGTGAAGTGATCTTAATTACATCGCTTGGCCGGGGTGGTCATTTTGTTGTTGAGACGCTTGTTGCTCAGACGGATGATGATGGCATCACGCTTGAGCTTACCACTCCAAACGGCTTTGTTCTTGAACGGCTGTTTTTTGGCCGGGTACAATCCACTTGGTATGGTATTGGCGGCGGCGTTTCATTTGATGATGTGAATTTTGCTGCGTTTCTTGTGTCCGGTCCGTCACTTCAAATAAACGCCGGGCGTATATTATTGTCTGCGGAGAATATAACAGGTTATGATCTTGATATTTTGTTTGATCCGGGCGCAATACTAGATTATTCAACGGCGACAAACGCGGCTAATTTTACCAGCAATTTTTGCTTCAATGCTGGTAATGGTACTTTGACGGCTTTGCCGGCGCTTTCAGCTAGTCCTGTGAAGGGTGCTTTTTCGATTTCATTTGTCAGTGCGCCTGCCGTTGTTCAAGGGGATGTTATTAATTTCAATGATCCGACGGCGAGCAGTTATAACGGTGCGCGGACCAATTACCGCAAGGGTGAGTTCGCGCGGGTTGTGCGAGTGACGGGAACAACTGTTCTCCTGGATGGCCCGCTTTATGATGGCTATGATCATACGGTTATCGGGATGAATAAAGTCAATGGCGGCACGGTCAATATGACTGGTCGTGTAGAAATTATTGGTGTGGCGCTTAATTTAATTGCCACATTCAGGGGCTTCCGTTTGATCGATAGTTATTTCAACGGGGTTTCTGCGACGAATAGCCGTAATGCGGAACTTTCCTTTACTCAGTGTTTTCATGTAAATGGTGAAAATATGGTTGGGCAACAGGTCATTAATTCCGGCGTTGGTTTGCAATATGGAATTTCGGTTGCTAATTGCCAGCATCTTTATATGCGCGGTACTTTTTCAGGAACGCGGCACGGCTCAACGGTTGGCGGCGATGATGAAGTTGGGGCTATTGTTAACTCAGATGTGCGCCTTTTTGGTCAGTTTTCTGCGACCGATGGTAATTTGAATGCTGCGGATCATCATGGCAATGTTCGTCATAGCGAATATAATGGAAACTTTATGGGTGGGATTGTGGCGGCGGGTGCTGATAATACCTATAGGGGTTATGCTTCGGCGCGGCCTGATGGGATCGCAGTGTTATTTACTGAAATGAAAAATTTCAACCATGATCTTTCGGGGCTTAAGGTGTTTTCAAATGGTGATCCGCTTGCGGTTGGGCGCGGCGTCATTGATGTTGGGGGTAATGACAATGCTTTTGATGTGAACACCACAGAAGGCGGAACGCTCAATTTATCAGGAACAACTATGGATGCGCCCAATGCAGGACGGTTACTGTCCATTCGAAATCGTGGTGCCGTTCACGGCGAGCCGATGGTTGTTAATTTGGATGGTAGCCACTGGAAAGACATTAGTGCTGCTTCACCTTCATTTTTGATTAACAAGGTTTCCGGCGACAATATTTCGTTAGTGACTGGTTATGGTATTAAGTTTGGCGACACGGTTGCTTATTCCATATCCGGCATTGATGAGATGCGGGGCTGGGAAGAAAATAAAACTTTCAATCAGGTGACGGTTGGTGGAGCGGCTACGGAGTCTTTTGCCATTGTATTTGACGAAGTTTTTCCATTTGCACCAACGGTTATGGTTCAGCCTGAAAAAGCGGGTTTTGGTTCGGGTATATTGTCGGCCCGCGCAACCACCGTTACTACAACTGGTTTTACGTTGGTTTTGTTTTTAGAAAGTAGCGCAAATTTACCAGCATCTAATTCTGATATTATGTATCAGGCGGCGAGCGGGAGGATTTAATTGAAAACGAAACATTTCAGAAAATATATGATGCGGGCGATCTTACAGGAATATGATTGCTGGTCGGAACGCGCGGAAGAGCTTTTGTTGATGACGGGTGTTGCTGAAAGCGCGCTTAAACATGTTGTCCAGGCGAATGGTGGCCCTGCGCGTGGGTATTTTCAAATGGAGCCTTGGGTTTGTGTTGATCTTATCAATAATCGTTTGATGAATAATCCTAAGCGGCGTGGTAACTTGCTTGATAATTTAGTTGGTACCGAAGCGCAGGCGCTCAAAGATGATATTGTTTTTATGGTTTTGTCATGCCGTTATTTTTATATGGAAGTGCCGGAAGCTTTACCGGATCATAGGGACAGAAAAGCGATTTACCGATATTATAAAAAATATTGGAATACGGAAGCGGGCAAAGCAACCGAAAAGCATTTCTTTGAAATGTGGGACAAATATGGCGATGATTAGTTAGGCTAATTGTTTTAGACAATATTTTATATATATGGTATATAGGATAAATTTAAGAAGAGGTTTTATAATGACCGGATTTCCTGATATAGTTGTTAATGAAGATGTTTGGACCGATATCACCACGGCAGTTTCAGTTGCGGATGGTGTTTCATTACTGATTTCTAATGTTTCAGTATCTAAGAAAAAACCCGTCGCGCGTGTTGAGGTTGATACGTCGGCTCCTGATGTTCCAATCGACAGGGGTGAGCCTGTCCAGCCGGGTCAGCAAGTAACAGCAAAGCCGGGTGTTGGCGAAAAAATATTTGCCACATCGGAAAGTGGTGCCGTTCGATTATTCGTTCAGCCTGTGTCTTAATTTTTTAGGAATTTTTTATGTCAAATGTCATTAAATCAATGAATGGAAGTGTCCCCGGCGATAATCTATTTGGCGGAAGTTTTGATGTTCAGGATGTAACAACTGTAACGACCAAGATTGTTATCCCCGGCACTGGGGTATTCACGCAATTAACCAATGATGGTGCTGGTACTCTAACAAATAATTTATTTGCTCCTATCGGTATTACAGAGTTATGGGATGAGGTAAATGATGAGTTTGATTTTAGCCAGCTAAAGCTTGGGGATATAATACATATTCGTGCTGATATTGATGTTATTACCGCTAACCCAAATACACAAGTTGAATTGCGGTTAGAGGCTGGTATTGGTGTGTTTGCGTTTTCCATAAGTTGGGACAATCAGTTTTATGGTGCTGCGGGGACATTTCCACTGGTTCGTTCATCTTTCATAACAATGCAGACCACAACAATTTTGACCGGCAAAGCTGAATTTCAACTAAAAGCGGATAAGGCATGTACTGTTCAAGTTAATGGCTGGAATTATTTCATCCTGCGAAGAGGATAAATTTATTAATGGAGATTAATTAAATGTCATTTGAAGCGGAAGAAAAAGCAAGTCTTGTTGCCGGGAATACGTTTTCAAACTTCTTTCCGTTTCGTGGATCTGGTGAAAGAAATTTTGAGGTTGAGGCATCAGGCACGTTCGTTGGGACGTTAACCGTGCAGCAAAGAAGCGTTGACGGCGGAGTTATTGATCTTGAGGATTTCACCACCACATTTTCGCGCAAAGGTGAAAGCGTGGGGTCGTTTGATATCAGGATTGGTTTCAAGACGGGTAATTTTACTTCTGGTCAGGCAGATGTGGTGATTAGGCGATGAAAAATTCAGGTACAATGACTGACCAAGAAAAAGAAAACTTAAAGGCCCCGGAGACGATGAAAACGCGCTTTCAATCTTGGTGGCTTTCTTTTTGTTTTAAGCGCGGATGGAAAAAAAGAGGTAGAACAGATGGTTAAATTTAATAATTTTAAGATGTTGGCGGCGCAGTGGTTCCGTTTGTTAATTGCTCATGCGGTCAGGCCGTTTTTGCTTATTGAAGGCACTGGCGCATATCTCAGCGGTGCAACCTCCCCGGAAGCGCGGCTTTCTGCCAAGGTTTTACGGGCCAATGGCGATATTGAAGAACTTGGCATAATCAGCACTAAGCTGGTGACGAATGCCTTTGTGAATGATGTTGTTGATAATCTTATTGCTGAAGGTGCGGCGTTTGGTGATTATAAGTTTCACGGTATGGGTACCGGCGCTGTTGCCGAAAATGTGACTGATACCGCACTTGGAACACCCGTTGAAACTAGAGCATCGGGAACACAGGTAGAGGGCGCAAGTGCTAATATTTATAGGTCTGTTGGAACCATCACCGCTACAGCTTCAAGGGCTATCACGGAACATGGGCTTTTCAATGTCGTGACCGTTGGCACATTAATGGATCGTTCGGTTTTCACGGTGATTAACCTCGCCAATAATGACGCAATCCAATTCACTTATGAAATTACATTTCCATCTGGAGGATAATTAAATGGCTGAAACAGAATTAGCGAAAACCACAAGACGAAAAACTATGCTTGATGCAAGAGAAAAAATAACTCGACAAAAAGCTGCGGCTATTGCTGCGTTACAAAACCTTAAAACGAGCTATGCTGAACTTATGGCGTCGGTTCCAATCGATGGCAGCGAATTAGAAGTCGAAGCACATAAACAGCAATCAATTATAGATATTAACGCTATATTGATATAGGTCTTTAAATGGCCACCGAATATCTAAATCCACAACAGGCCGATACCGGCAGTGCACAAACTGATACGTTGACAATTTCAAGCTATGTTGTCCCGGCAGGAAGTGACAAGAAGATTATTGTTGCTGTTTTTTATGAAGATAGCGGAACCGTGGCCGATATCACCGACCTTAAATTTGATGGTACATCTATGGTTCTGGTTGATACCGGGTTTGGTGATGGGTCAAGTTTTGATAACAAGGTCACTCAATTTGAACTTGACATGGGATTGACAACACCTACGGGCGATATAGTCCTGACTATGGCCGCTAACACTAATCACTTAATGCTTCTTGCCATAACTGTAACTGAACTAGAACAGCAAGCGAAGGAAGCCTCTGTTAATGCAGGGAACGGTAGTACAAATGCGATTAGTGCATCCATAACCACTATAACGAATAATGCAATTATAATAAGTTCTGGGTTATTTGGATCAAACGCGGCCATAGACGTGACGGGTACAGATCATGTTCTTATATCCCAGTTTAATGTGGGTGGGGGAAGTGGAGCTTTGGGTGCTGGGCGTGTAGAAGCAGGATCCGCGGGAAGTCATGGTCCTCTTGGTTGGGATAAAACCGGTTCCAACTCCAGAATGGCTCTTGTTTTGGCAGCATATGAGGCAGTGACAGCGGGGGGCACCACATTTTTTCAGACAAACACAGGCTCTTTAACCCCATCCGGGATCATTTCAAAACAAATTGATAAACCTCTCGTGGGATCTGTAACACCCACCGGTATCATTACCAAGGTGGTTTCGACTATCTTTGGTGGTTCGTCTACACCGTCCGGTATCCTGTCAACGCAATTGGTGGCCTTGCGTACCGTTTCCGGAAGTCTCACGCCGGCCGGGGATCTAATAAAATTGATCAATAAGAACATGGACGGCTCAAGCACACCTTCAGGGGCAATCCAAAAGAACATAAGTAAGTTGCTTGCTGGAAGTATGACGCCGAGCGCTGCCTTGCAAAAACGTATTGAAAAAGTTCTTGATGGATCACTGACGCCAACAGGAACCGTAATCACTGCCGTTGTTATTCTGGTTCAGCTTGCCGGACAAGTCATTATGAGCGGGTCACTTGCCACGCTCTTTATTGCCGGAGTAGCTGGGGTGTCGAAATTTCTTGGCAAAATTTTGAAGCCAATTTTGCGGCCGATACTGAAAAAGATTTTGAAAAGCCATGAAGATGAATGAGTGTTTAAAAAAAATAGTGCAAGTGTGTGTTTTTGCTGATATGGTTGCCGGGCAATAAAAATATTTAACTCCATTTAGGATTTTATCATGGCCAAATTTAAGGAATATTTAAAAATGCCTTCCACATGGCGGGGTATCTTTGCCCTTTTGGGTGTTGTTGGTGTTTCTTTTATGCCAGAGCAAAAAGAGGCGGTTATCACTGTTGTTGTGGCGGCGCTTGGTCTTTATGAAGCATTTAGAAACGAGGAAAAAGATGTCTAAAATATGTAGATCAATTTGTTTTTGCATGATCGGGATGGTCATGCTTTTAGTATCCGGTTGCGCTGGCGCGGTGCCGTGGAATAAACAAAATTATGCTGGGCTTGAAGAATGGTCGGTTGAATATGCCGTACCGGACGATCGGCAAGGCATTGAACGTGTCCATTATATCAATGGTAAAGAGGCGGCCGCTTCTGAAATCAAGATCGCGCTTAGTGACGGGACAATACTTAACTTTGCAGGTGACGGAATAATGGCTTTTCAGGGTCAAGCCCTTAGAGCTGATGTTGAGCGAGCGGTTAGTGAGCAGCTTGGCGAGGTTGGTCCGGGTGTCATTGACGCAATTATCAACGCTATTATTAGGCCTGACTAATGAGAAAGCCAAGACGACCAAGAATACCAAAGCGCACCGGGGGCACGGGAGAGGGCAAGGGTGGTGCAGACAAACCATCCTTGCCGGAGCGCCCGGACTTGCCAGAAAAACCGACCATGCCCACGCTTCCTGAAAAACCAATTTCGCCGTAGACGCTGGAATATTAGAAGATAATCATTTATTTATAAATTAGTAGAGTTAGGGGTTACAATGTTTCAATCAATATTGGAAAGTGCTGATATGATAACGGAAAAGGTTGGTAATCTTACGGGCGCAATGGCGTTTGTTCTCAGCGGTATGTCAATTGTTAGCTCTTACAATCAATGGCTGGATCATTTTGATCAACATGGTACGGCTTACGGTTTTTTTGTATCGGCCTTTGTGGCCTTGGTCCATTTTGTTTTTAAGTGGCTTCATTACCGCCGAAAGATGAAAAGTGATGCGCTTGACAGATTAAAGAATAAAAGGTAGAGTAATTTTATTGAGATTGTAGCTCCCTTTTTGTATCTAATTTACTCCCCCTGAAACTATAAAGCCCCGGTTCGCGTTCCGGGGCTTTTTTATAGCTCGGTTTAAACCGGCGTATAGTGTTAAATATTTAGTAATCTAATTGCATCCAAAATTGACTTATCATTTGCTCCGTCTGGATTTTGATTTTTATATCTTCTCAATTCACCTTCTACTGCCTCTGCATATTTGGTGACGGCTTTCATTTTTTCCAGTATGTCTTGCATCCATTCCGCACCCGGTACATGCTCATAACAGCCGCTTTCATTTATTATAAACCGCCATCCCTTGTATGGGACCATATGAATTGGTGATATAATTTTCATAATATTCTACCTTGCCAAGCTTGGTACATTCTCTTCCACCAAGGTTGCGCGTGAAATGCAGCAATTCCGTCACTTAGATACTTATTTTGTGCTGCAAACGTCTTATGAACGCGTCTTTCGTTCTCTGATGGCGTGATAACTCTAGGGTCTGGCAGTGTATCGCCGTAAGCCCCGAGCTTCATTGCAATTACGTCAAATTCATCATGCGGTTGTTTTGATTGCTCACATAAAAATTTAACTGTTTCTTCTACTATATGCATTGTTTCCCTTTCCGTTGCCCCGTGGGGCGTAAAGTAATTTCAAATTGTTGTTGACTTAATTTGTAATATTACATAAACTGATTTCAATTACAATAGCTAATTATGAAACAAGGTAAAATAAATGGAGAATACGCTATTAGGATATGTGCAAGATAGGTCAAATTTAAAAATGACCGCCGCCGATCAGATAGACCTTTTAATAGATCATGGTGTTAAAAAAAGTAGAATTTACGAACAGCATGAGGGGCTAGAGGAAGCAATTAATTCTTGTCGTGAAGGTTTAACGCTGGTTGTTTGGTCGGGTGCTGTATTAGGTGCTGAGCCGACCTATAACAAAGTGGTTGAGATGCTTGAAGAGCAAGGTGCATTCTTAAGACTATTACATAAACCGATTGATGTTGATTGTAAGGCGGGTGCTGCGGTGCTTCAAGGCCATAAGGATATAAAGGCCGCAAATAGCGGTAATGGCGAGTGTAAGGGCCGTAAATTGGATATAACACCTGATCGGGCCAAGCTAATCAAGAAATACGTGCAAGAGGGGCGGACGCAAGCGGAAGCGGCCAAATACTTCAATGCATCAACCCGCGCCGTGAGCTACATTATGAATGATAAATACTTTGTTAATCAGAAAAAGGGGAAAAAGAAATGAACTATGAATTTACAATGCCTAAAACCACCGGGCCTTTACACGAGCGGAGAGAAAGCCGTGTAATGCTGGCTGAAGCTATCGAAGAAATGTCGAATGATACTGGGTACAAGTTTGGGCCTCGTGGTTGGGCATATTACGCTGAAGGGCTTGGGCTTATAACCAAGGGTGAATTTGCTAGATTTGAAAAACTTCTTACTGATATGCGTAAGGCTGGCGAACTAGACCCTAACGTAATTGAGGCTGATGTTTCAAGGATTGCAACCACGGTACATGATTATGAAGCTAGTAGCTATGAACCTGAAGGATTTGCTCGTTATGCCGTTGACCAAATCAAACCAGAATTGGAAAGTTGGGCTAACAGTTTCCATGAAATTGGCTATTGGGATAATTTAGATTATTACGTGGAAATGATCGTAGAGAAAAAAGACCTTTTACAAATTTTTCAAGATACTGCTAATCGTCACAAGGTTCGCATTACAAACGGAAAAGGCGACACAGATATTCATTCCCGTTTAGCGATACTGGAACGATTTCGTGACCATTCCTATGAAGGTAGACGGCCAATTTTATTGGCGATTGGCGACCATGACCCAAAAGGATTGGATATTGTTACTGGTCTAAAACGCACCCTAATGTCTTGTGTTAATTTAAAAGGGTTGGAATGGGACGATCCAGATTTCGACGTTGTTAATATCGGCCTAACTGCCGACCAAATTAATGAAATGGGGTTAATGAAAATCCCTAACCTAGAGACTGGTGGCGGTAAAGATTTGGCTGACCGAAAACATGCAGATCATTATAAGCCATACGTTCAGGACTACATTAACACCCACGGTGTCTGGAAGGTTGAGGCCAACGCTCTGGTGAGTAATCCTGATGGTGCTATTCAATTATTTGAAGATGCTCTGTCTGAATTTATTCCAAACGACCATTGGATAGATCGAAGGGAAGAAAACTCTGAAGGCCGAAGCGCGGTAAGGGAAGAAATTGAACAACTTATGAAAACTTGGACTTTTAATGATTAATAATATTTCAAAACTAAGGACGTTACTACACGTTAGTGAGGAAAAGTGATGGTTGATATTACTAAAAAACCGTGGGATGAGATTTCGGCTGAAGAACAGTTGTACTATGAGCCTTTTATTAAAATAGGCTCTGATGCAGCAACAGACGATGACCTTAAATTAATGCAAGCGGCTCCGGAAATGTATGAAGCTTTAAAAATAATCGGAAGTGGTGGCGAAGGGCACTATCGGTGGAGTATGACAAAGGCGGAAGCTCTTGCGCGTGATGTGATTTCAAAACTAGAAGTGTCACCAGACGTTAAGAAAGGCGATAAATAATGTTTAAAGAATTTAATTTATTTCATCTACTTGCCGTCATAGTCGTTTGCTTGTGCGTCAGTTGCACAAGTGAGATCATTATGAATGGCAAAGAGCGGATAGCTGAACTTAATGTTAGTGGAGATAAAAAATGAGCAATCTTACCGAATTAGAAAGGTTGCAAGCCCACCTATCGAATGCATCCCATGAATTTAATCAGCTTGATAGAGAATATAACAATATAGCTAAAAGAAGATATGATGCGCTCGATAGATTTGAAAAATTGAACAGCGAATATATTTTTCAAAAGTCATTATTTGACGTTCCCCTGAAAGGCGGTTCAGATGGTTGATATAACAATGTGTCAGAATAGTGAATGTGGTTCAAGTTGGAGTTGCTACCGATATCTTGCCAAGCCCGGTAAGCATCAATCATATGCGGCATTTAAACCAGATGAAGATACTTACTGCAAAGATTACATAAAACAATATGGAACGTCACCAGATGATGCAACTCAAACAAAACTTAACGTTAAGAAAGGCTCAGACGATGCAAGTTGATCTCAAAGAAAAAACAAAACTCTTTTCACAAGAAAATAAATGCGAAGATTTTGATGAAGATTGTGATGAGGATATTTGCGCGACAAGTTGTTGGTTATATCAACCCGAGCGTGGATGGTGTCCGTTACTTTACGTTCCTCAAACTGAAAGGCAAAGTCATGAATAGAATTCCTTTTAAAAAAGAAAAGAACTACTGGAAAATGATTTCTTCTATCCGCTGGTTTATATTCTGGTTTGTCTTCGGTATGGCTGTTTATTTTGGGGCTTATTATTTGACCCAGCAATTTTCTTAATGAATGGGATGATTATGAAAACAATACTCACAACAACACGCTCTTTATTTAAGTTTCCGCAATTAGGATCGAACAGCGAAGCGCAGCTAGAAATAGACCTTGACAAGCTTTCAATATGGCGCGGCAACATGGCGCTGAAAGCCTTGGCAGGGCCGAATGATCATGAGGTTAAATCATGAAGTGCCCTAAATGCGGATCAGCCTTAAGGGTTGTTAATAGTTTTATCCGGAGTTTTATCAATGCGCGCTATCGCAAGAAAAAGTGTGTTTCTTGCGACGTAATTGTATCCTCGCTTGAGGTTATTGTTGAAGATAAAGCAATTAAAAATGAACGTCTTGCGCGATCATCAATTCTTATTCCGCTGCATCTTGGCGGGTTATATGTTGGTCAAATTGCATATATCAAAGAAATGATTAGAAAATTTGAAAAAGATAATGAAGGTATTAATCGTCACGCGATGTTTTAGAATTTAATTCTAAAAAACTAGGGGCCCCACGAAAAAATATTGTTGCGATCGGTTGCCGGCATTAAAATGACATTCTAAAAAGCGAGCAGCTTTAGTAGAATGTCATTTTTTTATGTAAATCCGAGTCCCGTTGGTTAAATGTGGGCGCTGTGACGGCCGTCATCGATGATACGCTGTGTGGTTGCCCGTCTTGCCTGTTTCTCAGTTCTTTTATTATATCGGTCAATTATGGTCTGCACGGATTTGAGGCTGTGGCCAGTTACGCCGGCAATGTCCATGAAACTTATATTTGCATCAAACATATTCGTTACGGCCGTGTGGCGAAGCTTTCCCATTGTCAAGCCGGCAATGGTTGGATCTTCTTTCGCGGCCAATGCGCGGACGTCGCGAAATTTCTTGCGCAATGTTTCAATATTCCACGGCTTCCCGGTTGAGGCGCAACATATAATATAGGTGCTTAACGGTGTTGATATTTTTTCAACAAGCAACCGTTCCTTAAGCCGCGGCGATACCGGTGCGGAAATCAAAGCACCAGTTTTTTTGCGCTCGAAATAAAAACATCCAGCAACGTATATCGGCCAGGTCATTTCAATTATGTCCGATGGATACTGACCAAACCATTCCATTAATAAAATGGCGGTGCCAATTGATGGGTCAATGTCGTCGGCCGTTGTCACCATTAAGTCGATCTGCGCCGGCGACCAGATCTCAACAGGCTTTTTTCTTTGGGTTATCCTTTGCTTCGCCCAAGGGTTTAGATCCAGTGTGGCGGCCGCGCCAGGGTATCCTGTGCGGATTGCCCATGATGTGGCCGCCTGGCCGGTAGAAACGATGCACTGAGCCTTACCGGGCTGGCTGGTTTCAAATTTATCCTTAAGGCGTGTGACATCGGCCGCGATGATTGTGTTAAATGTGGCATGGCCGATTTCGGCTTTTATGATCTTTGATCCCTTTATATATAGCTTGCGAGTGTTATCAGCAAGCTTGGTAAATTCAGGGGATCTTATGAAATCATCGAGTAGTGCAGATATGGTTTTATTAAGCACCGGGCCATTATCGATTTTCGCATTACCGGCCTGCCAGGCGGCAAGCTTTTTATTTTGCTCGAAAGCTTCAAACATTGCCTGATCTTTATTATTTGACAGCCGTTTAATTTCCCAACCGGCATCGCGCAAATCTTTTATAGGCTGCCAGTAATAACGCTCGCCGTTTTTTGATGGCTTTATTGTGAAATATTTAATGTTGATTTTCATGGCTTTTCTCCTGTGGTATATTCCAGTTGACCCGTTCAATCGGCATGTTGAATGACTGTCTATGGGAAGTGTGGTCATCCTGTAGGAATATGCCGATCTGGTGGCAGAGGTTTGATAGATCCTCTTTTTTCCTTCTTCTTCGCCAGGTCATGGCCAGGTCATATATAATAGCGCCGCGGGATTGGCGGCGGTTATTGAATGCCTTGCGACACTTGATTGAACAGAATTGTTTCCAAGCCTTCTGGCTTAACCCAGTGCTGCATTCTTTGCATTTGGTGGTGGTTGGTGCTTTTTTCATCTTACCCCTTTCAGTGGTCTTTAAAATTGATGCGACTAGTCGCCTATAATGTTTTCTCATGAAAATAGGGTCTTGTCAAATGAAAAAATAACTGCTAGTTATGATTTGGTAGACAGGAGCTTTCGAATGACCTTTGATCAATGGTGTAAGAGCCAAGAATTAAATAATGCAGATGTTGCGGCTGAACTTGAGGTTTCAGCCAATTATGTGAGCATGTTGCGATGTGGCAGGCGAGATCCTTCTTCAAAGTTGATGATTGTTATCTATGATATGACTGATGGCTTAGTAGATCTGTTGGATTGGAGAAAGTCCGATGAATAAAGACCCGATAAAACTTGAAGATATTATCATGATGCTCAATGCGCAGTGGGATAGCCTGGTTATTGAGCTTGTGACGAATGTGAAAATGAGTGGCCAATATTTTACCGTTGGGGATCTTGATGGATCGCCTGGTAAGTCATTGGTCTTTTTTCGTGGGGTCAAGGCCGGCGCGTGGAAGGATTATGCCACGGAAGAAAAAGGCGACGCGCTAATTTTAATTGAAAAGCAAGTGACCGGTGGCGACCGCGGCCAGGCTATTATTTGGGCCAAACAATGGCTTGGTATTGATGATGAAAATCATGTGACCTTTCAGGTTCGCCGGCAAACGGCGCGGCGGCAAAAGGACAAAAATGATAAGGCGATAATCCAAAATAAAGAAAAAATGTGGGGCATTGCCAAGGCAATATATTTAGGCGCGCAGGTTAAAATTGTCGGAACTATGGCCCGTGATTATATTTGTGATCGCGGTATAGATGTGGGTGCGAAGCTGTTTGAAATGCGGGCTTTGAGGTTTGATCCTGAATGTTATGAGAGAGAGACGGGTCACAAACATCCGGCGCTTATCGCGTCAATTTCGGTTCCTTATAACGATAAATTAATGATGGCCATTCACCGGACATATTTAAGATTTGATAATGATGGCACAGTTCTTAAGCTTGATGTTAAGAATGCGAAAAAGGTGCTTGGTGATTACCGCGGCGGTTATATTCCCCTTTGGCGTGGTGAAAGCAAGAAGATTTTATATAAAGCGGATCCAGATGAGTGGGTTGTGATCACCGAAGGTATTGAAGACGGATTATCGATTGTTATGGCGGATCCTTCAAAGCGGGTGATTGTTGCTATATCCCTTGCGAATATGGGGGCAATTATTCTTCCGAGTAATGTTAAAAAGGTGATACTCGTCAAAGACAATGATGAGGATAACCAGGCGGCTGAAAATTCGTTTCAGGCGGCTGTGAGGTGGCATATGGATCATGGTCGGCGGGTGAGAATTTTTAAGACACCTAAAAAATATGGTAAAGATGTTAATGATTGGTTGAGGTCAGAGGATTAAAAATATGCCTGTAAAAAAAACAAAAACAAAAAAAGCATCAAAGAAAAAGGTTGCAGAAATTAAGGACGGCCTAGATGCCGCGGTTGATGTGGTGCCGGTGCCGAAAGAAGAAGATTATCCACCGGAAAAAAGGGCGGAAAGTTTCCCAACGGTTTATTCGCTTCCGGATGATTTCCCGGTTGTGCCGCTCGGTGTTTTGGTTGAGGTCGCTTATTTTCTTGATGGAATGAGCCAGCTTCGGGAGCTTAAATTTAAGGATTTTTCAAAAACACGGCTGCAAAGTCTATTTATCCCCAACCCTCAAATCGTGCAAAAATATTGGCCGCGGTTTGATAAAAAGGGAAACCCGACGTCTGGCTTTGCTGCGGAAGAGGCCACAACGATTTTAATGACACATGTTGCCAAAGCCGGAATATTTAATCCGGATGAGCGGATCCGCGGCCGCGGCTGTCATTTATCGGAGAGTGGTCAATTAATCTGGCATTTGGGCAATGGTGTTTTAATCGAGGGTGAGCTTAGAAAGCCGGGTCTTATCGGTGAGTTTGTTTATCCTGGTGCTCAAAAATGTCTTATGCCTAAGCAGTTTGATGATATTGAAAATCCTGGGTGGGAGCTTCGGGATATTATGAACCAGTGGCATTTTGCGCGGCCGAAGCTGGACAGCCATTTATTGCTTGGTTGGATTATGGCGGCAAAGATCGGTGGGGCGCTTGATTGGCGGCCATTGATGTGGATTACCGGGGATAAATCAACCGGCAAATCGACTTTACAAAAAGTTATGACCACGACGCTATGCGATGTTATAGCGGTGACAGATCCAACCGGTGCGGGGATCTGGCAGAAGTTGCAATTTGACACCTTGCCGGTATTGATTGATGAGCTCGAAGCAGAGACAGACAACCGAAAATCGGCCAAGGTCATTAATCTGGCCCGGCAGGCGGCCAGTGGTGGTAAGATCCTACGTGGTGGCAGTGAGCATCAAGCTAAGGAATTTCATGCCAAGTCATGCTTCCTTTTTTCATCAATTCTATATCCCCCCTTACCCCCACAGGATTTAAGTCGGATCGCGATTTTAAATCTTTTGACAATTCCACAAGGCACACCGAAGCCGCTGCTTGATCTTCCTCGGATAAAGAGAATAGGCCAGGCGCTGATGTACCGGTTTCACCGGTATCACAAAATCTATCAGGAAGTGCTTGATCTCTATATTGCCGGGCTCGTTGCGGTTGGTCATGGGGGCAGATCTGCGGATGTTTATGGCAATTTGCTGGCCTGTGCGCATATTGCTGAATTTAACGAGGTGCCGACAAATGAGCAGATAGCGGTTTGGACTGAGCAGCTTGATGTTGAAATAATCGATGAGAGCGACGATAAAATGAATGATGCGCAGGCGTGCATTCATCATCTGTTAACTTCCGAGGTTGACCCGTACAACAGTGGATCAAAGAAGGTGGTCAGTGAAGTTATTTATAGCGCAGTGATAAAGCACAGTGATTATGCCAAGCGTGGTCTTGAGCGGCATGGCATGAAGATTATTGACGTGGTTGGCAAGCCTTATTTGCTAATCGCTAACCAGCATAAAAATCTGCTTGAGCTGTTTAAAGGAACGCATTGGCAAGGCCGGCCGGATACGCCGGGTGTGTGGATCCAGGCTCTTAGGAGGCTTCCCAGGGCGAAAGCGTGGGGACCAATGCGGTTCATGGGGGTTACGCAGCGTTCTACAGCGATAAAAATCGAGGATATCGTTGATTTGAATGATTTCACCACGGTTGCCGCGGAAGATACAATTCCATAGCTGAAATTTTGAGTATTGAATTTGCATAAAATCAGCACTTAAAAGTAAGCGCGGCCGCGACTAGCGGGCGCACACTAACAGGAAATGCCGACTAGGCATTGACGCTCTTAAGAGTGCGTACCAAGTCCGGGCGCGCGGCACGCGGCCGGCCCTTATAATCCTTAAAACCCAAGAGTGAGAGAACGGCGGCCGCTTATTACACCGGCCGAATTAACTTGACTTTCCCCTCACCCCAACCCATATTTCACTTAAAGAAAGAGCCGGAATTTGTTACGGTTACGCTATAAGTTACAGTGATACGTAACACATAAGACACTGAAATCATTAAATAATCTGGAATTGTTACGCTGTTACGCTGGTAACGGCTTGCACGTAGCGTGGCCGCGTGTATGCGTGTAGAGCTATAGAAAAGCAGCGTAACACCGTAACTTATATATATATATCTCAAATAAGATAGATATATTAATAGGTTACTGGTGTTACGCTGCTTGTTACGGTCTGTTACGCTGGATTTTGAAGCGTAACAAGTGAGAGCTGGTAATTTTTGCTGTATTCTGGCAGTTTTGCGGCGATTGCAGCCATTGCAAGGCGTCTTTCCTTTGGTATTGGTATCAGGCCGCGCTTTATGCGCTTAATGGTGCTGATATCAACGCCGAGCGCCGCTGCGGCTTTAGAATTACTAAGGCCCTGACATTGCATCCAGTGGGTAAATATATCTGTGTCGGTCATATTAATATCCCGCCCATTCTTTCACGGCTTTCCACGTTGGATCAATTCGTTCCCACGTCTCGCCGGATGACATTGTTCCGTCTTTATTTTTGCGCGTCCATACTGATAATGCATAAAGTTCTCCGTCCATAATTTTGTTCTCATAATAGTGCTGAGTAAGAAAAACTCTCAAGTCATGGATGATATTTATATTGGTCATTTTTATATCCTTTTGTGGTGTTGGTGTTAATCAATATATAGGGGCATAATGCACCCATGTCAAGTGCGATCGTGAAAATAATTTACTTTTATTAAAATTTGGCTTGTGATAATGAATTAAATAATAGGTAGATATTCATATGAGTAAGAAAAAAGATAAAATCGTTGAAGCGGTAAATGAGCACATTGCCACTGAACAATTGGAAGAGATCCGGCAACGTGATCTGATTTCTGCTTCTATGGAGCAGCAAAGTTTGCCGCTAATTGATAGCGGGCGAGACGTGGATCATTTTGAAGCTGTGGAAGTGGAGCTTGATGATAACGGTGAAAAGCGCGGGCGTGGACGGCCAAAAGGGAGTAAGAACAAGCGCACAGAGGACTGGACAGAATATTTATTGAATAACTACCGGTCGCCGCTGATCATGTTCGCCGAAACTTATTCCAGGCCAACGGCGGCGCTGGCCCTAGAGCTGCATTGCAGCCTAGAGGACGCGTTCAAGATCCAGATGGATGCCGCCAAGCAACTGGCTCCATATGTCCATCAGAAGCTACCGCAGGCGATCGAGTTCGATACCGAGAAAGGACTAGTGAGCTTGACAATGGTTGTCAGTGCTGCTTATGATCAGATCCAGAGCAAAGCAGGGCTTGATATTATCGATGCTGAAACAGTCGAGATTATAGAGCCAGAAAAAATCGAGCAAAATCAATGAGTTATCATTCTGATAAGATCAATGTTTACCGCGGGCTGTTTACCGCTTTGCCTTATCATGTTGTAATCAAACGATTATCTAGGGTAATACAGGTTATTAGTTATAACCTGTACGGCGTGATCAAAAAAGGCTCCCCCACCCCATCATTGATATTGGTGTATATGCAGATGGGGGTCCCGAAACCGCGACTTTTATTTTTATGTTCGCCCATTCCTGCACACTTTTCGTCAGAATTTGGTAATAAAAGCAAAAAAAGTAGGGTAATAAATTGGGGTAAAAGGGGGTTGGGGGGTTAGATGGTGAAGTTTAATGTAAAATATGAGCCGCCCGGCCCTATATCTCATGAGTTTTATGAAGATATGTCAGTTTGTTCTATGATTATGGGGCCAATCGGTAGCGCTAAAACATCGACGGCGTTAATGAAATTTGTGCTTCGGGCCATGGCACAGCGTAAAAGTCCGATTGATGGCGTTAGATATTCAAAATGGTGTGTGATACGTGACACATACCGCAACTTGAAAAAAACAACAATTCCATCATGGCTTGAATGGATGCCGAAATCACTTGGCACCTGGGTCGGAGGCGGTAATGAACCGGCTGTCCATACAATCAGATTTAACATAGCACCGCCTGGCGAGCCTGTTGATATTGTGCATATGATTGTAGAATTTATCGGGTTGGGCGAGCAAACAATTGAGGCCGCTATGCGTGGTTGGCAAGGGACAGGGGCATATTTGAATGAAGCTGACACTTTAACAAAAGATGTATTAACTTATGTTCGTGGCCGTGTTGGCCGTTTTCCCAGGAAGCTTGAAGGCGGTCCGTCCTGGTACGGGGTTTGGTGTGATATGAATGCACCGGATGAGGAAAACTGGGCCTATGATACGTTTATAGATAATTTACCTGAAACATATAAATTTTTCAGGCAGCCGGGCGGATTAGAAAAAGGTGCTGAAAATTTAGAAAATCTGCCACCGGGCTATTATGAAAATCAAATCGATGGTCAAGAAGATTGGTATGTTCGCCGATTTATACATAATCTTATTGGATATAGCCGCGATGGGAAGCCGGTATTTCCGGAGTTTAATGATGTAATTCATATTGCGAATGCGCCTTTATTGCCGTTGCCTGGCTTGCCAATACATGTCGGATATGACCAAGGCCGCACGCCGGCCGCTATTTTTGGTCAGCAATTAGGCGATGGACGCTGGCGAATATTACAAGAATTTTGTGGTTTGGATATGGGTGCGGCAACTTTTGGTAAAGCAATACTGCCATTTGTGGCAGAGAAATTTCCTAATCATTCGCTTGGTTCTCATTGGGCCGATCCTGCGGCGGCGCTTGGTTCAGATCATGATGAAACTTGCTGGCTCGATATTGTCAAGGCCGCGACCGCATATCCCTTAAAGCCGTCGCCTGTGCCGGGAAATAATCTCACCGACCGATTTGAGGCTGTTCGCAGTCCATTAGGAAGATTAGTCGACGGGAAGCCAGGCATTTTAATTTCACCGGCCTGTAAAACATTAAGAAAAGGTATGAATTCCGGTTATCGATATAAACGGATTGCAAAAAGTGGAAGCAACAGTATTTTTCAGGACGTGCCAGAAAAAACCGCTCAAAGTCATATTTGCGAAGCGCTGCAATATCTTTTGTGTGGCGGCGGTGAACATATGGCGCTAAAAGGTCGTCAGAAAAAAATGGGCAAAGTCAAGATGAAAGTTGCAAAATCGATATTAGGACGAAGGTGATGGCTGATAAACTGAAAATAGCAATTGTAGGTAATGGGATTATAACGCGTGATTGGGCACCTTTTCATGCCTCTGACTGGCAAGTTTGGGGTTTGTGTCTAAGAGAATTTCAGTATCAACAGGAAAATGGTTTTGCGAGAGATTTTAATATATTATGGGAATGTCATAATTATGAATGGGATGATGATTATATTTCATTTATGGAAAATAACAATGTCCAAAAGCCGCGTGACTGTTATAAGTTCCTAGAGCCAAACGAGGGTTTTAAATCTTCACTCGCTTATATGCTTGCGGAAGCAATTTTGCTGGAGCCTGACGAAATTGCTTTATTCGGTTTTGATTGTATCGTGATTGAAAGAAGAGAGTATGACGAACAAATACCGAATATAAAGTATTTTATGGGCTTGGCCGCCGGTAAGGGAATTAAAGTTTCTGCGCCTGAAATATGTAGATTATATGAAACTTCAACATATGGAAAATCATGATCAACGGTAAGTATATAAATAAACCTGGCAGTCTTTTGCTTCAACCTGAAAAGCCGCGGATTGTTCAGGTGTTTAATATGCTTAAGGCTGTGTTTGAGGCGGAACCGGAAAATCTGCCTGGGCTCGTGGTTCATACAAATGCGTCATGGATTAATGATCCTTGGGTTGATAGCAAGGGTCATTTGCATATGAATGAAGCGGATTTTTTCCGGCTTAAAAATGACGGAATGCCGACAATTCATTTAAAAACGATCAAGGATGTGTCGTTTTTTAAAATTGATGTTAAAAAGAAAATTGAAAAATTAAATCCGGATCAGAAGCGAGCAAAGGATAAAGCTTTGCTTTCTGTACTTGGTCCGGGCAGCTTGAGAAAGGAAGATAAAGGTGGTGAATGATAATTATACTGAAAGCGAAAGACTTGAGGATTTGATATTGACGACGCCTGCCGAACTACGTGAGCGAGTTTGTCAAGTGTTATTTTCTCAGTTTTGTATAACGAAAGTATCAATGACAGATCGTCTTAAGGAGGATCTTGACGCGGACAGTCTGGATAAAATTGAACTTGGTCTGTATCTTGAAGAAGAATTTGATATTGAATTTGATCCCGATGATCTTGATGGCGTTGAAACCGTTCAGGACCTAATTCAATTTGTCGATAAAAAAGTGCCAACGCCATGAAAAAAGTCACTATCATTGCCAAGCCTGCACAGCAATATATGGTATCAAAATATGCCTTTTTAAATTGTGATATTCTTGTGGGTGTAAAGTGGTCTGGAATAAAAAGGGCAATGAGGTATCAAATTGAATATGGCCATGCTTTACTGATTGAAGCCCATGTTATTGATGATAATAAACATGTTATATTGCCATTGGCAATTGCAGGATTGATAAACTCGGATGCTGATCCAAATGTTGCTGAAATTTGGTTTGAGCCGACCGTTGATATGCCGCAATATGCTAAAAGTCTGCTCTGTGCGCTCCCCAGGCTTATCAAGGGATTGATGTTGGTTGGTGGTTATCATACCGGCCTGGCGCTGATTGATGCAAGCAACGATCGATTTAAGAAGTTTGCAAAACTGTGTAAATTCGATTATAGTTCGAACCTTGAAATCAGACACATCAAATTTGAAGAATGGAAATTCGGAGGTTATCGATGACAGGCACAGTTAAAAAATTATTTAATCTTTCGACTTTGGGCTTGTTTTCCAGCCCGGATGTAGAGGGTCCGAGCGAAGCTGAACTTTCGGCGCAGCAAAAGCAGCGGCGTGATGAAGAACAGGAACAGGCCGAATTACTTTCCAAAGGCCCGACCCGCACAACTGGCAGAAGCCGAAAAATTGGGCGTCAGTTATTGTCATTTTTAGGGCCAAGCGCTACAAAAACAACTACAGGCACCGCGGCCCCAACCAGATCTGGCGGCCCAATCCGACGCGCTGTAAATGGAAGAAGACTGGTACGTTAAGAGGTAAATAATGACGCATACTCCAAAAAGAGATCCGATTAAAATAACTGCCAGTGGTCAGAAGATATTGAAACGGGCCAAGGCTGCTTTTAAAATTCAAAATCCTGACAGCACAGAGATCCGCGAAATTTATAAGTATGCCATGCCTAACCGAAATGTGTTTGACACACCCGAGGACAGAATGAGCGGTGTATTTGATAGCACGGCTATTTCAGCGGCGGCCCGATTTGCCAATCGTTTACAAACTGATTTAACGCCGCCTTTTCAAAAATGGTTTGTGATTAAGGCTGGTCCGCTGGTTATTAATGCAAACGAACGGCTTGCTATTAATGAAAGACTTGAACTTATATCCGATGTTGTGCGCGCCGCAATGACGTCTGGTGGTTTTACCACAGCCGGACATGAACTTTACCAGGATATTGCCGCCGGTCAGGGCGTTATGCTGATCCTTCCTGCCAATACAGGTGCGCCAGTCCGGTTTATGTCTGTACCGTCAACACAATCAGCAACGGAAAATGGTGAATGGGGCGAGCAAATAGGCCTTCACTGGAAACGGAAAATACCGATTAATCAATTAAAAAATTTCTGGCCAAATGCCGTATTAAGTGAAGATCTGAAAAAACTTGCTGATAATGCGGAGAGTGATGAAAAAGTCAATACGTTTATGTCGTTTGTCAGAGATAATAAGAACCATTCGAAATGGGATTATATTGTTACTATTGATCGACAGGATGAAGTTATTTGGCAACAACAATTTGATTATAAACCGTTTGTAGCGCCAAGATGGTCAAAGCAGCCCGGCGACGATCGGGGGCGTGGTCCATTGCAACTTGCCATTCCTGATATCAAAACAATCAATAAAGTCAAGGAATTGTTGTTAGCTTCCGCGGCGCTGGCGATTGTGGGCGCTTATACGGTGATTGATGATGGGGTATTAAATGCCGATAATTTATCAATTGAGCCTGGGGCGCTTATACCGGTATCATCCAACGGCAGTGGATTTAGCGGGCCGTCAATTAAAGAGCTACCGACCGGGCGCAATTTTGATCTTAGCCAATTATTGCTTGATGATCTGAGAACATCAATTAAGAAAATAATGCTTGATGATCAATTGCCGCCTGAGCTTGGGGCGGTGAGATCCGCGACCGAAATTGTGGCGCGAGCCAAGGAATTGGCGCAGGATAGCGGTGCCGCCTTTGGCCGGCTTTATGATGAATTTCTGGTACCGACAATACAGGCGGTTATTGCGATTTTAAGAGAAGTTGGTGTGATTACGGATGATATTGAAATTGATAATCTTCAATTCAATGTGCAAATTTTATCATCACTTGCGCGGGTTCAGGACTTGGCAGATATTGAAACAATTGTCCAGTATGTGGAAATTGCGGCGGGTATTGCCGGTCCGGAAGCGCTGCTTGCGACAACCAAACTTGAAGAATTATTGCCATGGATTGCCGAGCGTATGGGTGTTCCGTCGAAATTTATTCGAGACGAAGATGAACGAACAGAGTTTCAAGAGGTTCTTGCCGCACAGAAAGCGGCAGAAAGCGGGATGCTTGATGCATCAAATGAAAATGAAATACCAACACAACAAGGAACATTAGCAGCATGACATTAAAAAAAATCGAGCCAAACGAAATCATTGATGGATTAAAAAAAATGGGTCTTAGTCTGGACCGTGACGATATGAACGAAATAGATCCATCAGCAATCTATAAACTTAAACTTAAAAATTATAAAACCGCGCAAAGTTTTAAAAAGGCTTTCAGTACAGCGGCCGGGCAAGAAGTTCTTGATGCTTTGATGGATCAGAGTTTGCGAAAAATAGCATGGCATTGGAGCGCGGAAACAACAGATAAAGCCCTGCTTTATGGATTACACCGTCAGGGTCAAGACTCGATCATGCAATTTATATTGGAACAAATTGCGCTTGCAGAAGCCGGGCCACCCGTTCAGAAGTCGCCTGGTAAAACAGCACAGTAATTTTTAAACCCTAACCGATAAGGAGAAATATCATGGGTACCAGAAAAGGCAAAAACCAACAATTAATTGAAGCAGAATTAAAGCTTAAAGCGGAGCAGAATGCTGATCAGGCAAAAATGCGCGATCCTCAAAATTCACTTAAATCCGCGAAAGCAAGTGATCAGTCCAGTGCCAACGCTATGAATGCTGCTGTGAACCAGGATGTCAAGGCGCAGGAAAAGCAGGCCGCCGAAGAAGCTGCGGCGAGTCGTCAAACGGGTGAAGCGCAGGACAAGGTTGATGAGTTGCAGGCCGATATCAAATCGGAAAAAAATGCCAAAATCGAAGCAAAGCGGTTTGCTGATGAAAAGGAAGCTGAAATTGAGCGGCGCTCCGAAGAACGCTATCAGAAAAAGATGGCTACGAGACAGCGACAGTCAGTTGTCACGGTGCCAACGGCCAATGATGCGGATAATTTCCGGGATTGCTGTGTTAAAATTTACAAAGCGATCGAAAAAATTAACCGGCTTAAAAACGGGCTCTGTGGCGGTACTGAAAAAGATGTTAAAATATGGCTCGAAATGCTTAAACCGGTTAAGGATCGCGCGAAATCTTTTTCAAAAAAATCGCCGAACATTACCGTACCGACTGGTCGTCGAAACTGGCACAGTTTTAATCTTATATGTGGTGATGATGACCGTGAAAACAGGATTTATAGAAATGAATTCATCGGCGCTTGTATGCAGCTTGTCGAGGCGTCCGTTTATCTTCCTGATGACTGGCTTGGCTCCAAATGGATTGACTACACGAAAGCAATTCTTAAAGAGTTGCAAAAACATTAACTTAAATAAGAGGTTGCTAATATGAAAATCAGAAATATGTTTAATATTGAGGAAATCATCAAATTCTCCGCACTTACATTTTACATGTCCATCGATGATGGTAAAGATGATGATGGTGGCGGGGGCGGATCAGACGATATCGATCCAGATAAGATCAAGGATTTTGACGTCAGTGACGATGATGATGCCGGTAAAAAAGAAGATGATGATGCTGGCAAAAAAGACGACGATGACGGTAAAACAGATGATGATGTCGGCAAAAAATCCGGCAAGAAAACCGGTATTGATGCTCTGCTTGACGGCAAGGATGATGACGGCGAAAAGGATGATGACGACGGTGCGGGTGATACCAAGTCAAAGTCTGAATTTAAGGGCATACCAAAACATCTTACCGGCAAAGATGCCAAGGAAACACTTGAAAAGGTTCTTAATGCCTACAAAGGCCTTCGCGATAAAGGTGGTGCGCCAAAGGATGTTGCGGATTACAAGCTTAATTTGCCTGAAAATGTTGCCGGTTTGATTGATGAAAATTCCGATGATGACAAGCCGGTTTTTGATGAAATTAAAGAGCTTGCGAAAGAGCATGGATTGTCACCGCAACAATATGACGGCCTGATCGGCGGGCTTATTAGCAAGTTTGAGGAAATGGGGCTTGTTGATAAACCGATAGATCCGGTTGCGGATTTCAAAATAATTGGCGAAGGCGACGGGAAGCACGGCAAGAAAATTGCCGAAGTTGTTGATAACTGGATCACCGGATTGGGCCGTAAAGAAATCTTTGATGCAAAGGAGCTTGAGGAAGCAAAAATCATGGCTGGTAACGCTCAGGGTATTCGTGTCTTTACCAAGATCAGGGAAATGCTTGGTTTTGATCCGATACCGACAAACTTTCAGTCACAGGACGATAAACTCACCGGTGATGAACTTGATGCACGGGTTGCTGATAAGCGTTATGGTGAGGATAAAGCGTTCACAAAAGAGACTGAGAGGCTTTTCGAAGAAAAGTTTAATTAATTTTTCCCTTGACATATGTAGGGGGTATTACGTTAATATCCCCTTGACATCAACTATTGAAATAGCCGGCCCCTGATCAGATCAGCCTGGTAGTTTTTGATAGTTAGGTAAGACAACCTTGTACTGATGGCCCCGGCATAGCCGCCTTGACGTATTGGCCCTTGTTTCCCTGATGATAATATATTTTCAATCATTGGATATTAGAGGAGATCAATATGTCCAAACAATTAACAAATGCACAAGCGAAACTTTTTGACAGTCAGGTCAAGATTGCCTATGCGTCTGGCGGTGTCAATCTTGCCGAAACGGTTAAGAAAAAAGTGAACAAAGGTGTAAAAACTTTTCAGTTCCCAAAAATGAGCCAGGGTGTGGCGCAAGTGCGTCAATCCCAGACCATGGTCAAACTGATGAATATCACACACAGTAATGCTACTGCGACAGCCATAGGGTTTGAAGCCGCTGAATTTACCGATATTTTTGATGATGCTGAAACAAACATTGATGAGCGTAAAGAACTTGCGATGATTGTTCGGGATGCCATCAATCGTCGGTCAGATCAGATCACGATTGATGCGTGGGAAGTGGCGACGCCTAATATCATTGTCGATGTCAATGAGGGTGGTTCCAACACCGGGCTTAATGTTGCTAAATTGCTTGCCGGTCTTAAAGACATGGACGCCAATGAAGTGGGTACATCACAAGATGGCGGTGCGGCAATGGATCGTTTCTTTGCTGGTCATACGGATGGCAAAGCAAGTATGCTTGCACAGACCGAAGTTACCAGCATTGATTTTAATGGTGTTAAAACACTAGTTAATGGTCAGGTTGATACTTTCCTTGGTATTAAATTCAAATGGATCGGTAATCGTGCGGAGGGTGGACTGTCTAAAACCAGCAGTACCCGGCGTAATTTCCTTTATCATGGCGGGATGCGCGGTTCAACCGGTTTCGGCATGGTAATGGAAGAAGCGGTTAATGTTACCTTTGAAAACCTTTTCGGGTCATGGCTTACTGTACAGCGATTTGATGCTGGCGCAGTTGTCATCGATGCGGTAGGGCTGGTAGAAATCGAAACTTTCGAGACTTAAGTTTTAATATAAATATTCTGGTGTCGCGCTAAAGGCGCGGCACATAACTTAAATTAAAGGAGGCCGATAATGGCTTTTACAAATGCTGATTTTGATGCTGCCGGTACAGGAATGGGTAAAGCGCCGAAGCAGGCAAGTTACCGTACAACTGATGCAATCGCAGTCGTGGAGGGTGCTGGCTATTTCAATCTTGTAGCTGATGCGCTTCAAACCGGCGATGTGCTTTTTGCTAACATGTCCGATGGTAACAAGTTCTATGTGGTAACAGTTTCTGCCGGTGTAGTGACGCTTGCAGAGAAACTTGTTTTCACTACTCTAACATAATCCTTCGGAGGTATGTGGCCGCGTCTGGTTTTGCTCGATGATTTCCTGCGCGGCCACTGAAACTTATTATGGCGCAAACAGATATTGATATATGTGTACAAGCACTTTCCCGACTAGGGCAAAGCGCGATCGACAGTTTTGACGATGGCACGCCAAATTCAATTACCTGCGCGAATACTTATCCTGATTTCCGACTTGCAATGTTAAATGCCTATCCCTGGAAATTCGCGACTGCCGAAAGACAGCTTGCACAGGTGGCTGGCGTAGATCCAATTGGTTTTGAATTTTTTTATCAGTTACCGGCAGAGGCGCTCGACGCGCCGGAAGCGCTCTATTCCGATATAGACAGGACACGCATCAAACATTATGAAATAATCGGCAATCAGGTCAAATCAGATCATCCAGAAGTTTTTGCCCGTTTTCAGATTAACGTTGAAGAAAATTTCTGGCCGCCAGCTTATACGATATTTGTGGTCGAGGCCTATGCGGCTGTCCTTGCGGTGCCGGTAACAGAAGAACAATCGCTTGCCAATCGGCTTGAACGCGCGGCATGGGGTGATACCGCGCTTCGAAATGGTGGATTGTTTGCCGTGGCCAAGCGTATTGACGCGCGCAGATCGTCTCAGAGATCAATGCTTGAAGATGGTGGCCCACTTATTCGGGCTCGTCTGGGGGGTGTGTTACGGGATTTTGCCGGTGTAATTGAAGAATAGAGGAATTTTAAATGCCAAGACGGGTTCATGAAATCCAGACAAGTTTTTCTGCCGGTGAATGGGATCCTCTTGCAGCCGAGCGCGAGGATATTGAAAGATATTTTTCAAGCGCTTCTGAAATGACCAATGCCATTCCGATCCCCATTAGCGGTTTTAGGCGTCGGGACGGTACCAAATTTATTCAAAGGATCCGAAATAAAATTTCACAAATTTCAACGGCCGGTGCAACGGTGACAGCACCGGAGGGCGGCACTGCGGCCAATGCGGTTGACGGCGATGAAAACACATTTGTTACTGGGGGCGCGATTGGCGTGATTGATCCTTATGAGCTGGTACATGTAGATTTTACGGTCGCGACTTCGGTTGATATTGTTGATGTGATTAATATCAGTTTAAGCGCCGGCATTCTTAACGACCAATTCAGGGTTCAGTCCAGTACGGATAATGTTGTATGGGTGGATTTTGGACAGCCTTTCAATATTGATGCCAATAATCGGTCCAGGCGGCGCAGTCAGGGGCCGGACCTGCCGGTGGTCGCACAATTCTGGCGTCTTGTGCGTGTTGGATCCACAAGCACGCCTGGCACGGTTTCTGTGGCAGAATTAAAGTTTTTCAGCGACAGTGCGGTTTTAAGTTCCTCAGAGTTGATATCGTTTACCGTTTCCGATACCGATCAATATATTCTTGTACTTACCAATGAAAATATTGATATCTGGATTAACGAGGTTTATGTAGCCAGCGCGGCAGTACCGCATCTTGATGCTGATATTGTTACTACTAACTGGACGCAAAGTCTGGATACTCTTAATTTGTTTCATAAAAATCATCAGCCGCGTCGCCTCTTCCGCCAGGGCGACGATGATGAATGGGATTTTCGGGCACAGCCGCTTACCAACATTCCGCAATTTGATTATGGTGACAGTCCGGGCGGCGTGAATGAGGTTCAGCAACTTAAGTTTCTTACGTGGATAGCGGGTGAAACTTTCAACCTTTTCCTTGACACGGAACGAACATCATCAATTGCATTTGGCGCGAGCATTGCGGCGACAGCGGCCAGTATTCAGACGGCGTTGCGTGCTTTACCCAATACATCGGCGACCGGAATTGCAGCCGTTGGGTCTGGTGATATTGTCACAGTAACCTTTTCCGGTGAAGATGGTTTGACAAACTTTCCGGAACTTAATGCGGCGATATTAACCACAATTGACGGTGTGATTATTGAAAGCACGGTGACGGAAGGCGAGGCACCGGGCGAGGATATAATTTCAAATGCACGCGGCTGGCCAAGGTGCGGAACATTTTATAACCAGCGTTTATATATGGGGGGATTTAAATCTTTGCCGAGCCATTTGCTTTATAGCGTACTTGGTGATTTCTTTAATCTTGATGATCGTACTATTTTAGCTGAGAAGGGGTTTGTGTTTACGGCCGATACGGACCAGGCGGCGGTTATATATCAACTTTTCGCCGGCCGACATTTGCAGGTTTTTACCAGTTCAATGGAATTTTTTATTCCGGCCAAACCGGTATCACCGCTTAATACGGCGATTGATCAAACCACAAGACGCGGAATACCTGAAGGCGTGCGGGTTGTGGAAAATGAAGGTGCAAGTTTTTTCATTCAGAAGGGCGGTAATGCGATCAGGGAATATCTTTTCACGGATGCATCAGGATCTTATGACGCAACACAGATAAGTTTGCTGGCTACTCATCTGATTTTAAATCCGACTTCTGTGGCGCTTAATCCAGCGCAGGCCAAACGAGACAGTGATATTTATATTATGGCTAATGGGACGGCGGATGCGACTGTGCTTGTTACGCTCCGAGAGGCTAATATAACGGGGTTCGCCCGGTTTACCACTGACGGAAAATTTATATCAGTGGCGTCTGAGGATCTAGGTGATCTTTACTGCATCGCCGAGCGGGTTATTGATGGCGTTTCGGTAAGATATCTTGAAAAATTTGACAATGAAATCTTTATGGATGCCGGCCGTAAAGAAGCTGTAGCGCCGGGAACAACACAGCTTACCGGTATTGACTGGCTTGAGGGCCGTGAAATATTTTTTATTATCGATGGTTCACCTTCCGGATCAGCGACTGTATCTGGCGGCGTTGTGGTGTTGCCGGTTACGGCGAATTCGGAAGTTATTTACGGTCTCAATTTTGTCGTCAAAGTTGAAACTCAGCCTGTGAAAACGCGACTTCCAAATGGTACCAGCGCCGGCACGAAAAAAAGAATTATTGAGGTCGATCTATCATTATTTGAAACAACAAACGTCGAGGTCGGTGCCAATGGCAATGCGCCATCACCATTATTTTTTAGAAATCTAAATAAGGATTTGCTTGATAGCCCATTGTCTGATTTTGAATTTACTGGTAATAAAGATATCAGTGGAATTACCGGATGGGTTAAAAATGCCAGTGTTGTTATACAGCAATCAACACCGGGCAAATTAACGGTTAGAGCATTGACCTGGCAGGTTGCAACACAAAATTCATAGGAGAATAAAGTGTCTATTTTAAGTGGCTTATTCAGATTTGCCGAAGGTAAAGAAAAGCAGAGGCAGGCGATGGAAGCGTCCGAACATGAGCTTTTTCTTGGTGAAAGTGAGCGTATACAGGGGTTACGTGATCAAAATGAATTAACACAACAGCTTTTTAGCACCCTATCAGCGCAGAAATTAACAATTGCGTCCAACGGTGTTGATCTTTCAAGTCCCGGCGCTCAGAGAATTGCGTCGGAGACAATCCGGCTCGGCGAGCGTGAAATCTCAAAAATTAAAACGGATACCATTATTCGCAGGCAAGCGCGACGACAAAGGTCAAGAAGTCTACTTCGTGCCGGCCGTTTCGATC